GTAAATAACTCTGATTCAGTTGTGAGTTTGTATGAAAACTGCGCCATTATTTCTTAACCTCAGTATTATTGTCGTTTGCAAGGACATTTCTTTGCTTATACAAGTTTAGTATCCGTTCTTTAAAGTTTGCCGTTAATACTTGTTCTTTGTAAAGCTCAATTAACCTATTCTTAAAATCTGCCCTAAATACATATCTTGCAGTTGCCCCCACCAATGGGAAAAAGGCAACAATTAATGACACTATTGTAGCTGAAATAACTGACAAAAGCACCGATAAACCTTTAAATAATTGTACCGTAGAGTTGACTGCCACAGTCATTATCTTGAGAGTATATTTACTTAATGTGACAGTTGAATATACGGCATAGGTAAGTAGGACATTGACTACATACATTGTTCCCATACTTACTGTATCAGTTACAGATACTGTAAGGGTTTTCCCTATATTTTTAAATAAACTTAACGTCTCTGTGGCTACATAAGACAGGGTTTTGGGTATACTTTTAAGTATGGTTACAGTAGAAGTAATGGCGGTAGATAGGGTATGAGTCGTACTTTTAACAATAGTCGGGACAGTAGTCTCGGTAAGCGTAAAAGTAATAAAATGCTCCGCACTGTTGTTAAGAAAAACGATAACATTGTCAGTGACTGTTCCGAGAGATTTTCCTATGCTTCTTACTATAGAAGCTGTACTTGTTACCCCATATTGGAGAAGTTTGACTGGTAGCTTGGTTAAACTAACGGTCTCTGTAACGGCATAGGAAAGCCCCTTAGTGGCACTTTTGATTAAAGTGAGGGTTTCTGTTACTGCGTAGGATAAAGTCCTGTAAAAGCTGTTTTGTAGGCTTATAGAGGGTACTGTGCCTTCTGCTAGGGATAATACTTCAATAACATTCTTTGGCTCTTCGGCTATTGACCGTTCAGACAAAGAAGACATCCCAAACATTAAGTATCCTTATGAAAAACCAAAACCCACCGAAGTGGGCTTGGAAAATTAACTAAATTGAATTTTAAAGGTAAAAGCAATGGAATCCCCTGAAGAAAGCGGAATACCAGTGAAGTTACCCTCGATGAACAAATCTCCAGCAGTAGAAGCGTCAAATAGACCTGCATTGGTGATTGTCTCGCCAGTTGCAGCAGTTTGAGTTCCTACGACTTGATAAGTGTCATTTGTAGAGCTTGTTGTTTGTTGTGAAGTAGTACCTGCTACTCGTGGCAATACTTCGCTAGAAATAGTGGTATCGGTATTGGATGGTGTTCCAGAACCTGTACCCCAAGCAATATATTTAGGTTGAGTTTGACTACCACCGTTTAGGTAATTAGTGATAATCGCTCGACCAGCATTTACTAGAATAGTAGACATTAAGTCCTCCTGAAGAGCTTTTTAATATTCCAAATCAATCTCTTGATAGGATTCTTATGCCAATAGCTAACAACACCGTATTCAATGACTGTCCCATCAGCCTTAATGACTGTTGCGATAATCTCTGCTTCTTTGGCGTTGCTAAAGGCTACTTGCATATTACGATTTCACTAACTCTAAAACAATGGTAAAAGAAAGGTCGATACTTGATGCTGTGCCACCTTCTGTAGTCATTACAAGGTTGTAATTTGGGTTTGTAGCATTGTCAGTAAAGCCACCAAAGGGTTTACCCTTGATTTCTCCACGTCCAGTGCAACGCCATAGGTCTGCTTGAGCACCACCTACGTTACAGTCCCAAATTAAATTGCAATCTAATCCATCTTCAATGTCAAAGTTGATACGAGTAACACGAACTTTAGTGCAAGTGTTAAATGCGTCAATTTGGCTCAATGTTGTAGGATTAACTACCAATTGATTTGTATAGTCTTCACCATTGACAAATCCATCAATCTTTAATGTACAGTTGCGAGGGCCATCATTTAGCTTTTGAACGGTAAATGCTTCACTAGCCATGATTAGTACCCACCTTTAGGCTTTGATACTTTTACAGGCTTCTTAGTCTTTACATTATCTTTCAATGCACGACCTTCAGCACCATAAGGAGCTTTCAAACCCATACCAATTTCGTTAGGTTCTTTTAATTTTTTGTTTTGTGCGACAGCCATAATTATATCCTTTATATTTAGAGAAAAAACCCCCTAGAACTTTGTGGGAACTAGGGGGAATCGCTCACGGAAGCGTTAATTAGGCTCCAGGAGTGCCCCACAAGCCACGTGGGTCAGCCCAACCACAAGCATAACGCTCGTACGATTTAGCTTTAGCATTCATCGTATCGAAATCATTATCCATGTCGAAGCTGATTGCTTGACGCTCTTGGAAAATCATACCAGTACCCATTGGAACTTGAGCACGGATAAACCATGCTGTAGTAGAGGTAAAGTAGTGATTCATCTTGATGCCTTCAGGCAATGCGTTTGTAGCGTGTAGTACGTTTACCGCGTTGCTTACAGTACCAGAGGTAGCGTTAGCAGTGTTGTATTGGTATACAGACTTCAAAATACGGTTTGCTTCAAACCAGTTGCTTGGATGAACGTGCAATGATTTAGGCATCAAATTGATACGCAAACCACGGTCGTTGGTTGCCAACATCTGTTGAATAATCAAGTCTTCGATAGCAACTTCAGACAATGCTGCTGCAGTTGATAGCAAGTTAGACCATGTACCGCCAGATGTATTTGGGTGAGCAGAGTTCAAGAGTGAAACACCGTCAGCACCAGTATAGCTTGAAGAGAAAGCATTGTTATATACAGATGCACCTACGTTCTCTTTGGTTTGACGCATAGAGAAAGCATTTGCAGCAGCACGACGCTTGGAAACAACTTCATAAAGGTTGTCTTCAAGTTCTTCGTGAGTAACAATGTAACCAATACCATAAGCTACGTTGGTTAAACGAGTTACGAAACCTTGAACTTCAGAGTCATAGCTAACGCCTTGACCTTGAGCCTTTTGAGGAGCAAGACCGAAGCCAGTAGTTTGTACGTACTCTTCGTAGTTTTTATCAGATGTTGTCACATCGAACAAAGCAGTATATTCGATTGGATGTTCATTGTATGAACGACCCCACCAAGCCTTAATACCAGGCCATAATGCTAAGGGATGTGAACCAGTTGTAATTACACCAGCCATTTTTTATTCTCCTAATTAGATACCAGCAGTACCTGGGTTAAGTTCGTGTTCGTTGAACTGGACGATGAAACGAGCATACGCACCAATTGTAGAACCTTGAATCTGTTGGAAACCCAAAATCTTCAGAACAGCAGTAGAAGAAGTTGTAGTAGCAGTCAATACAGTGTTAGACAGACCACCAACAGTAGGAGCAGCCACAGTGTAAGAAGCATTCTTGTTTGCATCAGTAGTTGCAAAAGTTGTGCTATCACCTTGGATTTCATAAACTTGACGTGGGTCATCGTTTACCAAAACATAGTAAGACTGAGTCTTGCTTGCTGGAACAGAAATGCTTTCCAACTGTAGTGGGAAACCTTGGATAGATGTGCTACCTGGGTTTGTTGGATATACACCAACTACAACACCACGAGGTGTTTGACCAGAAGCGCATTTTGCAATTGCAGGGATACCGTTAGCATCGGAACCATCAATCGTGTATACAGTATCGCCAATGTAATACGCAGAGGTATCAGTAGAAGCGATGTAGTATGTACGAACTTGTTGGTTGCTAGCAGCACTACCGCCGTAAATAACGGGGCTGAACCCCATTGGGGCGTTTACGTTAGCCATTTATAAGTCCTTTAATAAAATTAAGTTTAAGACCGTTTGACCGAGATACTGGAAACATATTTCCCATCTTGACCAATCGCTCCATTAATATTTCCACCAGCGATAGCATCTTGTATTGCTCTATTATTAGCATCAAGCTCGGCCATATCTTCCTCGTACCATTCTTGCTTGATTTTCATTAAATAGGCATATAAAGCACCGCCACCTTCAAGTGTTCCTACCTTTTGTTTGATTTTGTCGCCCATGTCGATGTTTGAAGGTTCTACACCTTGCTCTGTCTCGGTTTCGCCACGAGTTACAAATTCATATCCGCTATCTATTGCGTTTTCTACTCCACCGTCATCATTCTGCCAGCAGAGATGATAACCAGGGATTTCAAACTTTACAGCCAAACGCAGTCTTGGAACTCCGATTGAACCTCTACGAGGACGTTTCGCTTGTGTGCGAACTGTGTCTGTTGTACGGTCTGCCTCTGAACGAACCAAAGTTTTATCCTGAGTTTCAGGACTGCTCTGTGCTACTCTGCCTCTTGTTGCCATTTGATGCTCCTAACTTATTATGTGATTGTATATGATATTTGAACTTATCTGTCAAGTATCAACCAAAAAATTCCTTCAAATACTGCTCTCTTGTCAATAAACCTTGCTTCTCGAATTTAAGACAAGCGTTCTTAGCTTCTTGTGGAAGGTCATTAAATGACTTACCAGCCTTGCTTCCAGCTTTAGGAGCAGTTGTTCCTTCTACTGGGGATGGACGTGTACGGTTAGCATTGGTAAATTTCTCTGGGTATGCTTTCTTAACACGCTTGGTAACTTCATCAAGGAATGCCTCACCGATAAGGGTAGG